TTCACAAAACCTTGAATAAATTTGGTTGAGTCAATCATATTCAAGTCAGAAAGATACTCAGTCTTTGTAATTCTAGTATCACCATTTTTCATATGTGTTATAGTAGCTTCTTTCATTTTCATTCTATTCCCTTTTGAAACAGGTGCTGAGTTAACTTTAACATTCACTGTTTCTTTTTTAAAATTTCTAGCATTTTTCCTTTTTCTAGGATTTCTTTTATTATTTTGCTTACTTTTCAAGCGATTAATTTCAGCTCTAAGTTTAGCAGTGCTATTTCTAGCATTATAAATACTTCTTCTAGGTTTTCTAGGCATATTTTTTAAAAGTGTGCTGATCATTTAATTAAACACATTATAACTATCATATACTTGTTTGTAACTTTTAATTAGAGAGAAATAAACTCTCCATAAATTATGCTTTTGAGCTATTTGTTTCATTTTTCCTTTAAGAAATTCATAAGTTTCAAAATCAACTAGATTCAACAATAAACCCCCAAGACGTTGTAATTCCATTGAGGGTGATAAACGGTGTTCTTTCTTTAATCTTTTAACATAAACAGCCATCATTTTATCTTTATTGTGGTGTATATAAGGTTCAAATGTGAGTGAGCAAAAGTCCATTTCTTTCCAAGTTATTGGTTTTCCAGCCCATTCAATTCCAGCATGTTGAGAGTTCAAATTAATATCACTAAATTTAGAAGATGCAATAAAATCATCTCCATTTATTATTATAACATTGTCTCGTAAAACTTCTTCTATTGGATGTTCATAATTTTCAATAAACATATAGAAACGCCATAAGATATTAATTATCAGGGTTAAATAATCACCACTTCCAAGCCCTCTATCACATTGATAGAGATGTCCATTTAAATTCACTAATTTATAAATACTAGTAAAGCGAATCTTTTCAAACAATTCATCATAAACAGAATCCAGAGTGTATTTCTGTTTTATTGCATCATAAACATAATTTATGAATTGAGAAGGAACTGATGAATCTTGAGCTGAAGTGTCTGAGGCATACAGATTAGGAAATTTAGATAAGTGTTTTTTATATGCAGCCCAAGCTCCTTTCTGAGGAGCATCGCTTACTGCACTTGGTACACCAGCTACTAAATATGAATTATCATAG